TAGTGTTGCTGGGTTAGCATACTTGGTGCCAAAGCCAGCCGACCACGGGTACACTGATATAAACGGCGTATTAACGTGAGCAACCGCGATATCAGTTCCTGCTGGGTTAAATGCCACACCGTTCCCAGTACCGGTCGGTAGTGTTGCTGGGTTAGCGTACTTGGTGCCAAAGCCAGCCGACCACGGGTACACTGATATAAACGGCGTAGCATCGTGGATAACCGCGATTTCGGTCCCAGAGTTTTTTGCCGGGGCTGTTGCTTTTGTTGCCGCGCTGAACATCAGTAATTTAATCCTACTGCTTGCCCGTAGGTATTAGTGCCGTCGCAGAAAAACGAAAAAATGTCGAACTTTGCGTTAACTGAAGTAGCGGTTGGGGCGGTACCGCCTGACCATTTGATAGTAGACCCGCCCGTCCAAGACAGTGTGTGAGTACCACCGTAGGCGATGATGATTACGTAACTTTTACCGGCGACCGAGGTCGGCAAAGTGACCGTCAAGTTGCCGGATGATGTGAGCTTCTGAAGCGTGCCGTTAGCAAGATCGACGGTGTAGGCTGTGTTCGACGCTGGCGCAAAAAGTGTTTCGGTGTAGTTGGTTACCGTGGGCGCGGTCAGTGTCTTGGCCGTCAGAGTTTGCGTACCACCAACCGTGACCACGGACGCGGTGTTGGTCCCCGCTGTGGTGACGCGCAGATCACCAGTGCCTACGGTCAGAATGCCGGAGGTGTGGGTGGCAACCCAGTTGCCGTTGGCGAAATCCAGCACGCCGCCTGACGCAAGAAACAGGTCAGACCACTGCAAAGTTGTGGAACCGAGAGCAGCGCCGTCGCTAGTCGGCGGAGTGTAGAGAAGGGTATTGGCGGCACGCTTATTGGTACCACCCTGAACGATCTCAAATTCCGACGAGCCAATGTCGGTGGCTGCTGTTAGCTCTGAGATTTTCAAGTCAGGCATTTAGCTCTCCAGCAGGCGCTTGTCGCCAGTTTCTAGCAGGCGGATTGATCCATCTTCAAGCAGACGGCGGTTACCAATCGACAGTCCATCAACGTTTTCGCTGGTTGTTGCGCTGTCGCTAATTACCACGTTGATGGACTTAGCGATAGTCTCGCCGGTTGCGGCTGTGTCTGTCTGCACCGCGCCAACGGCGCGGACAGCACTGTCCGAAGTCGTGGCCGTGTCGGTGGAGGCTTTACCAACGGCGCTAACAGCCGTGTCGGATGTCGTGGCCGTGTCAGTTCTGGCTGTACTAACGGCGCTGACAGCCGTGTCGGATGTCGTGGCCGTGTCGGTAGAGACTTTGCCAACGGCGCTGACAGCCGTGTCGGATGTCGTGGCCGTGTCGGTAAGAACTTTGTTTACACTTCTAACGAGGGTCTCGCTCGTCGCCGCGATGTCTGTAGAGGCTTTGCCAACGGCGCTAACGGCAGCATCAGAAGTCGTGGCCGTGTCGGTCTGCGCCGTGCCAACGGCGCTAACAGCCGTGTCGGATGTCGTGGCCGTGTCGGTCTGCGCCGTGCCAACGGCGCTAACAGCCGTGTCGGATGTCGTACCGCTGTCGGTAAGAACTTTATCTACGCTTCTAACGAGGGTCTCGCTCGTCGTCGCAACGTCAGTGGAGGCTTTGCCAACGGCGCTAACAGCAGCATCAGAAGTCGTGGCCGTGTCGGTGGAGGCTTTACCAACGGCGCTAACAGCCGTGTCGGATGTCGTGGCCGTATCAGTTCTGGCTGTACTAACGGCGCTGACAGCCGTGTCGGATGTCGTGGCCGTGTCGGTAGAGACTTTATCTACGCTTCTAACGAAGGTCTCGCTCGTCGTCGCGATGTCTGTAGAAACTTTACCAACAGACAGGACAGCACTGTCCGAAGTCGTAGAAGCATCAGTGTCGTCTCTTCCGCGCTCAACCCCGAATAAGTCAGAGGTTGTAACGGTGTCGGAAACAGGGCGAATTAGCTCTCTGTCTATAGTTTCTACGGCGGTGACTTCGTCTTCGCGTACCGCGTCCATGTCGAACACCAGCGTCTCGCTGGTCAGCGCAACGTCAACATAGCGCGGGTGTTCGAGGATCGTGACGCCGATAGTCGGGACGGAAACCGTTGCCACCACGAACGTGGCAGCAATAGCACTTACCGTTGCTTGGACGACGATGCGGCTTACGGACAGCATTAGAAGTCGTCTCGCACCCTAAACTTCAAAACGTCGAACACAGTGTGTGTAGCACCGTCGTAGTCGATTTCAATTTCGCCTTCGTACATACCAGCAGCAAGATCGGTAAGTGCGCCGCCCGAAAAATCAAACGACACGATACCGTTAGCAGCGTCAGTTTTGATACATGAGATGGTCGAAATAAGCGTGGTGCTACCGGCTTGTCGAAACTTTACGTTCACTGCGGTTGTTACCGCAGTGAGGTCCAGCGCAAGATTAGTGCTCTGATCAGTTAGTACCAGTGTAATGTCTGGCTTACTGTCACCAGAGACTAGACGGATCGTATCGACCATGCTGCACCTTATGCCATCGGGTTCATACGGGCTGTGACGCTAGCCCGCGCCACGCCAAGGCTAGCTTTAGCACGACGAGCAGAACATTTATAGACAAACTGACGCGCGTGGTAGTCCGCAAGACCTTTGTCCGTCCACGATTTTTCGGGGAGCGAGAGCAAACGCGACAGCGTGCCGTGGATAATTGCCTGCTCGCAATCATCAAAGACCGTCTTCTCCATGCCGGTGCTATCCGGCGTGGGGCGCAACGCCAGAAACATTTTCAGATCATAGGACTTGCTATCGTCAGGTACAGGAACCACGAGAAAATGATCAGGATCAAACTGCCCAAGAAAACGCGGCTCGGTACGCTGGTTCTGGTCAGGCCACGCTGGGTAGCGTTCATGGATTTGCTCCTGCGTGAGGGGAATAATCTTTTGCCCGTTAAGCGCAGCATGGATCACGCCGACAACCTCAGTATCGTCTGGCGTCTCGTAGTCGTATTCGTAGATGCTTGGGGTAAGCCGGATCGGGTCCTGCTCGTAACGCCATGCGAGCGTCTGCTCGCACATCTCAATCGCGGCTTCGCGCACGTACTGCTCAACAACAGGGCGTGGGCAACCGGGTACGGTTGGCGCGAGACGGCTCTCAAGCGAGGTGTATAGCCGAGTGGTCAACGTACCTTCTCCTGTTCAAGCCCGCCGCTCTCAGTGTCGGTAACCCTGCGCTGTTCCATGTTGATCGCGAGGCCGTCAGCAAATGCCTTCTGGAACATCTGAGCGCGACCGGAGTTCACATGCTCATTGTCAAGGCTCTCAGCGATGAATACCAACCCGTCGAGAACGACAGGATAGTAGGCGTTAGGAAGCAGTTCGATCTCAGTGCCTGCTGCGTAGGTCGGAGGTGACTTTGAATACTCACCGACCAGAACCTGATCAGCGGGAGCCTTCGGATAGATGAAAAACTTATTATTGTTTCGCGTGTGCCGCATCCAATTGACACAGGGACCAGCGGTCTCGTTCATCCAGTCGGGGTAAGTCTGGTCGAGGATTTCGCGGTTCGTTTCGCGAACGGCTTTGCCGCCACTAATACTAAAGACTTCCATGATGCGAAGACTATCAGCAGGTGCGGACTGGATGACCGTACCCGCTGTGCAAGTGATCGGTCCGATGTAGGAGAACAGGTCAGGGCGAAGCACCGCCATCCGCTTCAAAGTCTGGTTGCCAAACTTCAGCAGGTCAGCATCGGAATACCGATACAGGGACGACCGCGTATCCTGCAACAGGATGCGAGCCTCAGCGATGATGTCGCCCAGTGTCATTTAGATATTCTCCAGACCCCTAGACGCATCCGCATTGATATCAGGGAACTCAATCGGCGGCGGCTCTTCGATAACCGCAGGGGTGATGTTCAGCTTTGACCTGCGGGTCTTGATGTCACTCGGAACAAAACGCTCAGGGAAAGCTTGTTCCTCTGTAACGGCTTCAATGTTAGGGTTCTTTGCGATCTCCGTGTTCCACGAGTAGATCGTCCCCTTTGCCTTATGCCTAAGATACTGAGTCATTACTTTTTCTTTCCACCCATAAGACACTTACCAGCGGCCTTGCACTTAGCAGGCGACGGGCACTTGGAGCAGGGCTTAAACGGCTTTGCAGGCATGACAAACTCCTATCGGAAGCGAGATGTTTTCTTTGCTACGGAAGCAGGCTGAGGAACAAACTGTTTCCCCTGCTTCTTACCTTGCCGTTTAGCACGGGTGGTAGCAGCATACTCTGCGGGGCTTAAGGCTTCAATCGCTTTCTCCGGCAGGTAGCGCTCACCTGTCTGAGAAGAAGGCTTACCCGACTTGGTGCCCCACTTCTGGTTAGTCCAGTTGACCAAATCCTTCTGGGGCTTCTTCAATCTTTGTAGCCTCCGCCTGCGGCTTTGTATTTCTTAGCCAGAAGCTGAGCCTTACGAGCAGACCACTGACCAGCGGCGGTGCCCTGCACACTAGCACCTTTAATCTCGTTGAATAACCGACGACGAAGCTCTGGCTTTGTATACACACCGGCCTCATTGACACGGCTTTTCGTCGGGCTTTTCATTACCACTTAACCTGCCTTCCAGTAGTTGCGGGGCATCCGGTTAGCCGCTTGCTGCTGCGCTGTAGCCCATCTAACGTTACCGAGTTCATAGTGCCCCAATGGATCAATCCTATCGAGTGTGTGTCCTTCAGGCCGTGGGCCTAGCAAAGCGTAAAACTCGTCAAACGAAACAAACCTAAACTCAACTGCTGCATAGGTAGGGTGGTGTGCTGAGCCTAACTTGCACCGCTGCTTTGCCTTATAGAAGCTAGCCCGTGCTCTAATACGGTCAGGATCATTCTTTACCCCCGTACCTTTTAGGGGGTGGGATTTTTCTGCAAACCGCGTTTGATTACGGCAGGGCTTACAAAAGAGTGGGGTACCAAGGCGCTCAGCCTTTCTTACGACATCACCCCTCGCTAAGCGTGTCCCCCCACATTGAGGACACGTAGTTTGGACCTTTAGGTTTCCATTCGGCATCGGTAGCTCCTGCGTTCAGAAGAAACATAACACCAATTGGAGCGATTGTCCACTTAACTTTGTCTGCCCAGTACGCAGCGCTCATTTTACCCTTAGCAATGTTACTTGCATGACGGGCCTTAAAGCTTTCGCGACGGTTCTTATACGTTTCACTTTCACCCTGCTTCTCGGGTGAACCGCTGACACCCTGCTGGCCAAAGCGGATCAGCTTAACCTGATCACCTGACTTGGCGAGCACAGCATGGGATTTCTTAGGGTGGCTGGGGGTCCGCTTCGGCTGGTTGTAGCCGGGAAAGGTCTCAGAGCCGCGTTTAATTGTCGCCATTTACGCCTCGTTGTAGAGAACTGTACACTTACAATCGGCTGGGAGAACAACGTATACGCCGTTATTGAAGAGCACACCGGGGTCTGGCATATCCACTTGGTGGATTTGTTTCCCGTGTACGTAAAAACTATAGTACGGCTCAGCGCCGACTGGAGCCGCGTCAAGATCGTAGAACTTTAGTTCTGCATCCCCACCACCAGTGTGGGTTATGAATACCTTACGAAAGTAGGAACGCTTAGTAGTGATCTGCCCAGATGCAGCAAGCTGCACGGCTTTAATATCGGTGTCCATCGCGACCTCCTGAAGGGGAAGAGGGGGCCGAAGCCCCCTCTAAGTTATTACGAGAAGTCCGCGACCAGCGCCCAGAGGCGACAGACGAGATTGCCGGGAACGTAACCGACCAACTTCAAGTCGATGGTATCAGCAGCCGTGTAGTACTTACCAAGGGCATAGGCATACGGCGTACCAGTGATGGCATTCGGGGTGCCAGCGGTCAGGGTCAGGTTGTTACCCGACTGGAACGAGCCGACAGCGTCGGCGGCAACGCCGTCGAGATAGCCATCGGGGTCGGTCCCATCACCAACGTCCAGCGTCAGCGAGGCGGTGCCAGCGCCGGTTACGGCTACGCCAGTGGCCAGAACAAGGGTCTTCGCGTTGAGCGAGATCGCCTCATACACATCGTTGGCAACAAGAGCCGTCAGGCCAGCACCAGCGCGGTAAGCTGCGATTTCAGCAAAGTCCATCGTGCGCTCAAGAAGCGTAATCTTGCCACCAATCGCCATAGAGCGGTCGGCAACGTAGTCAGCAGCATAAGTAGCCATGATTGTTTCTCCAATCGGGATAAGGGGGTAGGGGGCCAAAGCCCCCTACACAATTACGCCAGCGTGATTACGCCGTGGGCAAGAGCTTCCGGCTTGATCGTCTGGAAGCCATAGACCTGAAGACCACGCACGATGTCACCGAAGGTGCTTTCAGCACGGATGGTTTCCATCTCGGTCATCTGAGACGCAAAGGTGAAGCCCATCTTGTGCCCTGCGATGATGTCGAACTTACCCGCAGCGACCGGGAGATTGTGCGACACATACAGAGTAAAGCGGTCAATCATGCCGAGGCGACCGTTACGGAGAACCGAAGTGCTATCGCCGGTCAGCGAAGCGTCCTTCAGGTCCGACTTCTTAATGAAGCCAGCCATCTTGGCCGGGATCACGAGGAAGCGTTCGCCTTCCGGGGTATTGGCTTCGTCCAGCACAGTGCCGAGGTCCACGATATATTCGAGGACGTTGGTCTTGGTGATGGCGATAGGCGAACCAGTGGTGCCGAGGTCGATGTTGTTCGAGATACGACCGGCAGTTGCGCCTTCGTTATCAGCAGACACATCGGTCACGATACCGGCCAGAACAGCCTTGTCGATCTTGATCTTCATACGCTCGGAAGCGTCCTTAGTCCAAGTGTCCATCAGGTTGATGTCGGACTGCACCTTATCAACGTCGTCTTCGATAGCCGCGAAGTACTGACCCTTGTCGATCAGAAGCTGAATTTTCGGCTTGTCGGGGTTCTCGACCGAGAGGGTCTGACCCTTAACATAGTCCTTGATGGTCAGTTCCGGGGTGGTACGGATGTTAACCGTATCGCCCATGTTGCGGATTTCACCTTCGTAGTCGGTGTTGGCAATAGCCGCCAGAACGGTAGCGTCGTAGAAATTCTCGATGAGCTTACCGGACCAGATTTCGGGAATGAAGTTGCCCGCGTAATTCGGACGACCAGAGGAATTAGGATACGCCATGTTTAGTCTCCTTAAGCGTTAGCCACGATGCGATTTTCCTGCTGTGCAGCAAAGATATCGCGTTCAAGACGGTTACGCTCAGCTTCCCGGCCCTTATACTTACCCGCCCGTACGTCATCGAAGAACTTACGAATGTCGTCGGGAGAGTAGGTTTTCTCGGACTTACCCGAAGCAGCAGCGTTGTTAGACCGGCTTTTACCGGGGGCAACTTGCTTTTCGAGTTCGGTAGCCTGCGCAGACCGATTAGGTTGAGCATTAGCGTTGGGCTTGTACTTCCCGGTCTGCTCGACAAACGTACTAAAGAATGCAGCTACACGCGGCGCATTGAGGTTACGCTGTGCCAGTTCCAGATGGGACTGACGCGTCGTGCCCGTCAGCGGATCAGTGTCGAGGAGCCAGTCATGGAACTCCCGGTCATTATTGATCTGCTGCCAGTTAGGCACGTTCGATGCGAGGTTCTGCCAGAACCGATCTTCCTGCGAGATAGCCTGCTGCTGTGCAACCTGCTGAACCTGCGGGACGATCTGAGTGTTCAGGTTCGCCATAATCTGGTTGATAGCATTTTCAATCTGGGAGACCTTGTCCTTGAAAGGACGAAGTTCTTCCTGTGAGACTTTACGCATCACATTGATGCTTTCGCCGTATTCCTCACGTTCAGTATCCGAGACAATATGATCGACTGGCTTCTGCGCCTGTGTCGAGGTCTGGGACTGAGCGGAAAGAGTAGCGAGAAGCTGCTCCAACTGCGTGTTGCGAGCTTGAACTTCGCTCGCCTGCTGCTGCCAACGGGTCTTATCCGCGTTGTACATCCCCTGCAACGTCTTGTAACGGTGCTCGTACGGGTCAAGTTCTGCACCAGTATGCTCGGCAGGTGCAGAGTTAGCTACATTCTGGGCATTGTTGGCTTCGTTAGACGCACTTTCGCTGGTGTCATCCGCCGCGCCGGTCGGCTGGTTAGCCTCCGTTGCGGGTTCATCAACCTGCTCATAGTGGGCCTTAGCAGCCTCAATCTGTTCCTGAACTTGCTTAGGAAGTGCCATTAATTACGCTCCTATCCGGTGTGCGTAGAAGGAGGCTTCCCGCTATTGGGATTTGCCGCCAGATCAGGGGCATCTTGGAGTAGCTTGTTAAGCTCTCCTAGGACTTGGCAGCGCCCCTGCGAGACTGCCGAGTTACCTGAAGCATAAGGAAGTTGCGAAAGTTCTTTAGCCGCCCACTCAGCAATGTACGCGGTCACAATAGGATGACTGCGAGACACCACCGCTAAGGCCCTAATAACTTCCGCTGTCGGCCTCAAGCCGCGCCTCCGTTTGCTCTATTCATCATCACGTTACCATCCATGCCGCCCTTGGGCGAACCGTCCGGTTGTGTAGGAGTTGGTGCTGGAAGCTGCTGTTGCTGGGCGTTAGCCTGTGCATTAGCAGCCCTAAGTACCGCCTTCTCACGTGATGGTATAATATCATCGACTGGCATCTGCAAGCCCTTAACAACTTCGCGCAAGATTGCAGCACGACCGTCAGGCCCGATGATCTCCATGTCGATGGGATTAGCCGTTGCGTTAAGGAACTCAATGCGACGAACGTTCATCGTTTCCTTGTTAGCAAGGTTGATCGCACCGCGCGGCATGATGTCCACATCACCCTTGATGCTTTCATCCTCGTGGTAGCGCATGTTGTATACGTACTGACGCTCTACAATCGGCTTGGTCACATCGAAGTCGATGTGCATCACGACCTGACGAATGCCCTTACCGGCAGAACCCATAAGCATGGATAGACCGGACGAAGTACGACCAGCGCCCTGAACATTCAGATCGCCGTAGAGGTAAGACGGAATACCGGAGTGGTCATCAGCCAGCTTGCTGAACTTCTCATAGACAGCCATCAGCGTGCTGGCGTTGTCGTTAGGCTGGTTGAAGCGCACCGCAGGAGCAGAAGACCCGATAGGATCGTTCGTAACCTGCCAAATCTTCCACGGGTGGATTTGGGTGATATCTTCGTTAGGCGGGATGCGGTCGAGATTGACCTCAACCTGCGGGCCAGACGAGATACCCATGTTGTTGACGAGAGCGCGAGCCGCCGCGTTGCAGATGCTCTGGAGGTCCTCAAGGATTTTGGGGATGCTCTTACCCCAGAACGCGCCGGGAGCCTTGATGAACGACGTTTTGCAATACGGCTTATGCCCGAGGGGATCGTAGTTTAGGACAGCCTTGATGACGTAGTTTCCTACGACCCACACGTTTGCGTCGTATTCGCGGGCCGGATCAGGGATGTCTTCCTCGTCCATGCCCCAGTCAACAAGCATTTTACCGGAGATTTTACCCCAGAACTCAAGCGTATCGAAGATTTCTGTCGGGCGCATTTCCGTGTAATACTTGCGCTCTTCCTGCTCTTTGGTCAGCATCACATCTGAACTGATCCACGACGGGCCACTGTTACCCTCAAGCACAGTACGAATGGCTGCGTCGTCGTACCCCGGCACACCGATTAGATCGGCAAGGGCCATGCGAGTCAGCGGATGGTGCTCGAACAGGTACCCGTCACCTATGTTGGTAATGCCGGGTTCTGGGTAGATGTTGAACGGATCGACGCGCTCGTACTCAGGCCCGATGCGCTCAACAGGAGCGGGCACAGTGCGGCCAGTCTCGTCCTGTTTCCAACCTAGGGAACGCTGGCGACGGACAATCGGCCCTTTGATGAACGCAGCCGGGTGCGTCACAAGATCAGTGATGAACTCGTTAAAAGCTTCAACCCAACCGCCCTGTGCAAACTGGTCCGAGATGACATGCTTCATCCGGTCAACGCGGTTGTAGGCTTCCTGAAGCAGCTTGAAGCGGTAGTCCTGTGAGACAACCTCGCGAAGCAGCATAAGCTGTGCAGGGTCAGGAGCCGCCTGCTGCTGCTCCATGATGTTCATTATCGCGTCCTCGAACTGCGCTTGGATTTCGCGGTCCTGATTGGGCGACAGATCGGGGATAGGAGTGGGCTGGATGTCCCACGGGGGCATACCGGTGTCGAGCAGGATGTCGCGCAGCCAACTCTCAGCCGCGCGACACTTCACTTCAGTGATCATCATAAAGACTTCAGAGCCACCCTGCTGCTGGATGGCCTTGAGCTTACTCGGCTCGTACTCGCCGTTGCGCTGACGCAGCGCCGAGAGCATCTCGGTCTCAATCGGCTTCTTAGCAATACGCGCTGCGTCCCAGCACTCGTGCAGGTAAGCCGTAAGCCCAGTAATGAATGGCTGGTTCTGCCGGTCCTCAAGAGCCTGAGCAGAAGCCTCGCGCTCACGACGAGCAAGCTCGTCGTTGCCAACAACTCGGAGAACAGACAGACCAGCCCCAGCCATTACTTCTTACCCTTAGGCTTAACCATACCACCGCTCTTATAGCCACGGGGCATAGCGGGAACCTGCGGCGTCACCGCCACGCCCGTACCGGGCTTACCGCCCGTCTTCCCGTAGCCCTTCATGTTCTTACTTTTACCCATCATACCCGGCATAGATCAGCCTCCAGTGGTGCAATGATAAGCACCCGGCTAACATAACGCGCAAACAACCAAAAAGAAAGCCCCCGAGGTTAGTCGGGGGCAAGTTAAATCAGGGAGAGTAGAAGCGTCGAAAGGTAGAAACCACCATAACAGCAGCGCTGCGGAATGCAGCACCTTCAACACAGCCACTGTATTACGTCCAGCCGAGGGATGCAACGGGCTTAACGTCGCGGCGACGGTTCCCCATCGCAGCGTCCGACGACCCAGCCGTGATGTGTAGCATCAAGTACTGAAGCGCTTCCGCCACGTGTGAGTGGCTGTTCTTGTCGATGTCCATGTCACCCTTGGGTTTGTAGCGATAGCCCCCCATCATCGCAGCCTTAAGCGCTGTGCAGCCGGGATCGACAAGGAGGGCAGGATCGCCGTCCACCTGACGCATGAGGAAGTCGTCCACGGCGTTGATACGCGCAGCCCGTGAGTTAGTCCGTGCCGGGATAACCTTGAACCCTTCCGCCTTGATGATGTCCACGGCGCTGCGCTCGTCGGTCTGCGCCCGCTGCGTACCAGCAGGATCGGTCACGATCAGGATCGGAGCACCCGGAAACTTCTCACTCAGGAGCGGCCTCAGCATCGTTCGCATGAACCGTTGCACGCCCATGTCGAAGCTCACGCACTCAGCTAAGATAAGCGCCCGCCCGCGTGCGTCCTGCTGTCCGATGACAGCCGCCGGAGTAAGGCCAAGGTCCATACCAATGATAATAGGCCGAGCGCCGTTAGTGATAGGACGGAGAACACCACGAGCCATATGATAGTCAGGCTTAAAATACTTATATACAGGCATACCGTTTGAACTAAGCCCGTACTCTCCGTCGATGTATACACGAACATATTCGTCCGACCGACCCTGCGTATCATAGTACCCCTCTGGTAGGTTCTCCACATTCTCTGCGTATGGGCTGCGGCCTGACGGCTGCTTGAATATATCCCACCCGTTATCGTTGAACGATACACCGTCCTTGGGGTCCAGCTTCTCCAACTGGTAGTACCACCACGTGTCCATCGTCGGCGGGTTGGTGTCACCCCACATCCCGAACCAAGTCGGCCCTCCGTCCTTGCTCGACGGAAAACGTCCAATGCGCTTGGACATGGCGTCCACAATCTCAGGGTGAGTGTCCCGGCACTCGTTGAACCACGCGAACGTCAGTTCGAGGGAGTTGAGGTTAGCTACGTCGTCTGCATCATCCAGAGCACGGAACATAACCTCGCACTCAACATCGCCTACCTTGAATAAATAAGTCTTAGTAGTCTTCATATAGTCCCCGCACACCCCCGGCGGGAACCAGTCCAAGAACGTCTTGATCGTCGTGTCCTGCAACTGACGGGCGGTCTCGCGCACCACAGCCGCACGTGTCTTGCGTATACCCTGTGCGTTGGGAGCCTGCATGGACGCACGCCTGACGATCTCAAAGCAACTTGTCACGCTCTTGCCAGACCCCACTGGCCCCATCAGGACCCGCATCTTGGCGTCACTGGCCATGAACAGCTTCCCCGTAGGGGGAGGTGTGTAACTAATCGTCAGCGCCATTCGTAGCTCCTACCAAGTATTAAAGTCGAACACAGACCACGCGAGTAGAGCAGCGAAAGACAAAACAATAAGCGCACTAAGCAACACTAATGCAACTCGTGCTTGTGGGTTTCAGGCTGGTCACGGCCATCGGCGGCATTATGGACCACAACGTGCAGCCCACCCTGCGTCTCGATGGTCGGATGGCACCAACAGATAAATTTAGAGGTCTCATGGGGATAGATATCAGATATAGGCGCGATGTGCATCAACGGAACCAGCGGATCAGGGTCTCCTGCGGCCAGCATGGCGTCCATTTCGCGCGTATATTCTGGGTAAACCACTCCAGAAAGCTCTGGCATCGCTGAAAACGTAGGCTCGTCAACGACAAGGCCGGGGGCACCACCCTGTTTGGGGGGCTTTGCCGTATCTCCGCTGTCTTCGTCGTCTTCATCGTCATAAACAGCGTCGTGGATGACCCTAGTAAGCGCAGTCAGAGCCTCTGCAATCGTGTTCAGTGCGTTTACCACAGCCTTTGCGGTGTCATCAGACCTGTTTGCCGCTTCCAGCGCCTGTCGAGCCGCAAGAATAGCGATGGTTAGTGCGTCGTCACTCATGTTTCTTCCCCTTTATAGCAGTTGCACGATGTAAAGCGTGCCAAATCTACGTGTTTTGACAACCTTCATACGGTACGGAACGCAATACCGACGTAGAAGGAGTTCCAGTTGCTTGTAGAGTGTAGCAGATGTCAGCCTTACGGCGGAAAATCCATCGTAGTTTTCTGTGAACAGCGCAAGAAGTCGGTCACGCAACTGAGGACGCTTCGCGTTGTTCCAGTTCGAGTTGTGGTGTGATGTCGATCACCCGCTTGTCCTCGTCCTTGCTGCCCAAGTTGATCGTGATCGTCACACCACCAGTGCCACCGGAGGCGTCCTCAGGCCCCCTAGGTTCCAGCCCAGCCCACTTCACCGTGG